ACCAACACTACCTTGAGGGTACGACCCAATGGCGATGACGAATTACGCTGCGCTCACCAGCGAGCAGAAGAAGGTCTGGGCACGCGACGTCTGGAAAGCCGCTCGCGACTACATGTTCATGAACCGCTTCCTGGGCGAAGGACAGATGGCGATGATCCAGCGGATCACCGAGCTGACCAAGTCCGAGAAGGGCGACCGAGCTGTGATTACCCTTGTGGCGGATCTCGAGGGCGACGGCGTCGCCGGCGACCGCACGTTGGAGGGTAACGAGGAGGCCGGCAAGGCTTACGACCAGGTTATCAAGATCGACCAGCTGCGTCATGCAACGCGCCACGAAGGGCGTATGGCTGAGCAGAAGTCGGTCGTGACCTTCCGTGAGCATGCGCGGGACACCCTGGCTTACTGGCTCGCCGATCGTACCGACCAGCTGGCTCTGCTGACGCTGTCGGGTGTGTCGTACGCGAATACCACCGCTGGTGTGGCGCGCGTCGGCTCCGACCTGCCGTTCCTGGAGTTTGCGGGCGACGTAACCGCCCCGAGCGCCAACCGGCACCGTCAGTGGGATGCGACCAACGGCCTGTCGCCGGGCGACACGAGCGCCATCGTCGCCGCTGATGTACCGACGTACGACATGCTGGTTGAGGCGAAGGCGTACGCCAAGAACAACTTCATCAAGCCGCTGCGAGGCGAAGGCGGGATGGAGCTGTACAACGTGTTCATGACGCCGGACGGCGTGGCCAAGCTCAAGCAGGACTCCAAGTTCCACCAGGCCTGGCGCGACGCCATGCCGCGGACCAAGGACAACCCGCTGTTCAAGGGCGCGGATGTGATCTACGTGGACGGCCTGGCCATCTACGAGTACCGTCACGTGTACCACTCGGACACCTGGGGCTCGGGCGCTGTGAAGGGTCAGCGCGTGCTCCTGTGCGGTGCGCAGGCCATGGGCTACGCCGACATCGGTGATCCGGAGTGGGTCGAGAAGGGGTTCGACTACGAGAACCAGCAGGGCATCTCGACCGGCAAGATCATGGGCTTCAAAAAGCCGGTGTTCCGCAGCCGCATCACCGCCACCAACGAGGACTTCGGTGTCCTCGCCATCGACACCGCTCGCTAAGGAGGCCCACTAATGGCTATCACGAAGAATGGGGGCCGCCAGTACCCGCTGGTCGCAGAGGTTGATTTCACGTTCGCGGATCTCGCCACCGGGGTTGTTTACCCGGCGATCGACATTCCCGGCAACGCGGTTGTGGTCGGGGGTGAGCTGGTCGTTACGACCGCCTTCAACTCGGGCACGTCGGCGGTCATCGAGGCTGGAGACGGCGGGGTCGTCGATCGGTATCTGCCCACCGCAGTTGACCTCAAGACTGCTGGCCGCACGGCGCTGACGCTGACCGGCTACCGGTACACCGCTCCGGACACGATCGACGTCATGGCGACTCTGGCGGGCACCGCGGCCACGGCCGGCGCTGGTACGCTCCGCGTGCAGTACGTGATCAAGGACCGTGCGCAGGAAGTGCAGCCTGTCTGACATAAATAAACGGGCGGGGGAATGAGCCCCCGCCCGAAATTCCCAGGAGCTGGCAATTTGAAAACCGTCGAGATCAAGATGCTGCGGGACCGGGTCGTGTCTTCGACCAAGGGCCACACCGTCCGGTTCGAAGCCAACGTCCCGAAGCACGTCCCGATTGCGATCCTCGAGGACTGTCTGCAGGTCGGCGGCGTTCCGACCTCCGAGACCGCGGTCAACGAGATCAAGGACGAACCTGTTGCGAAAGTCGCCCCGCAGGGCGGAGACCGGAGCGCCAAGATCCTCGCCAAAATCATGGAGATGGTCGGCCGCAACCAGCGAGAGGACTTCACCGCGGCGGGCAAGCCCGACATCCGCGTGATGGAGCGCGAGCTTGGCTTCAAGATCGACTCGCGCGAGCGCGACGAGATCTGGGCTGAGGTCGAGGCTGAGACCAACGGCGGCTAAGAATGGCGACCGACGTCAGTGATCCGCTGGCGCTGCTCCGCCGAGAACTAGGGGACGACGAGCTCCCTTATCTTTGGGGGGACGACGACCTCACGCAGTACCTCGACGAGGGGCAAGAGGCGTTCGCGCGCACGACCGAGCTGTTCACCGACGCCACGACGCCCTCCATCACCCGGGTGACTGTGACCGCAGGCGAGCCGTTCGTTGCGCGCAGCCCCAAGATCCACCGTATTCTGTCCGGCTACCTGCAGACCGCGCAGGCAGAGGTAATGGCCGTCAACCTCAATGAGCTTTACCGCCTGTACTGGGGGGACGACTACGGGAACCACAACGGCAACGGCCGCTGGCGCGTCGCGTCTGGCACTCCTCGCTACATCGTGCTGGACATCGAGCAGGACAAGGGGCGACTGCTCCCCATCCCGACGCAGAGCGACGTGCTTGAACTGACGGTCGTGCGCTTGCCGCTGCAGTCGATCGCCGACGCAGGTACACTTGAGGTGTCGAACGCGTTACACTTGCGGGCGATCCTGGCCTATGCCAAGGGCCTGGCCTACGACAAGAACGACATCGACACCCAGGACTCGAGCCTCGCCACTCAGTTCAAGGCCGAGGCACTACAGGCGATGTTCGCCATCCGGGAAGAGACCAAGCGCTTGCGCCGTCGCCCCGGAACTGTCGCGTATGGCGGTCTTTAACCAGGAGATGAAGATGAGCACTGACTTCAGCAAGTTCCGGCGCGAGGTTGCCAACCGCCAGTACGAGATCAGCGACAGCGGCGGCATTTACCTTCCGAAAGCGAAGGTCATGCTCGGCGGCGTGTTCGAGGTCGACCACATCCGCGACGGTAAGTCCCTGGGCATCACCCGAGACCACAACATCGTGGTGAACGAGGGCCTGAACCACATCCTCTCGGTGGTGTTCAACGGCGGTACGCAGATCACAGCCTGGTACGTCGGTATCTTCGAGGGGAACTACACCCCCGTTGCGACGGACACCGCGGCCAACATCACCGCGAACAGCACCGAGTCCACGGCCTACACCGAGGCGACGCGTGTGGCGTGGGTCGAGGCTGCTCCGAGCGGACAGAGCATCACCAACAGCGCGAGCAAGGCGACGTTCACCATGAATGCCACCAAGACCATTTACGGTGCGTTCCTGGCTTCGGCTTCCGCCAAGTCGGCTACGACTGGCACCCTGATGGCAGCGAGCAAGTTCTCGGCGTCGCGGGCGGTGGTGAACCTTGACCAGCTTTTACTCTCGTATGCGTTCTCAGCCGCGGATAGTTGAGTTAGTGTTTACATAGAGCGCACATCTGGTGTATAGTGTGGCCTTCACTAACCATGGAGGCTACATGCTGTACGGAGAGCTTATCGAGAAAGGCGCCGTCCTGACGCGTAACGGAACGATACGTCTTGGGATGACCACATATACCGAGCACCAATGCACGTGGTGCGAAAAGGCGTGTTGGGTACGGAGGAACGATCTCGACCGCCGCAAAATCGGTTTCTGCGGCAACAAGTGCAGTCAGGCGTGGCAAGCCGAGCAGACCGTAGGGGCGAGGTCCTTGAACGCTCAAGGCTACTGGGTGCGGCGTATCCCCGGCCACCCGAACGCGAACAAACGCGGCGTTGTCCTCGAGCACCGCTACATAATGGCGGAGCATCTCGGGCGCCCTCTGACGGACGAAGAGGTCGTCCATCACAAGGACCATAATCGAGGCAATAACGCCGTCGAGAATTTGGAGTTGGTCGCCGACAGCGTGGCCCATGCGCGCAGGCACTTAGAGACGGGGGAGCTGTACCAGCTCGGAATGCAGGGGCTTAGGCGTTGTTCGCGGTGCCGCGAGACCAAGTCACTTGGCGACTTCGCCCTATCTTCAACCAATCCGCACGGTCGCGACAATCAGTGCAAGGCGTGCCACAAGGAAGCCCACGAGCGTCGTAACCCCGATCGCCTTACACGAGAAGAGGGGCTAAAGCGCGCTCACCAACGTAAGTGGGAGGGTACAGAAGACCAGCAGCTCTTTCAGAGCGGCGAGCGGAAATGCAAGAAG